ATAATGTAATAAGATCAACAGTTGAAGGAGGAGCATCAAAGAAAATAACAAAACCTACTTCAAATAAAAAAGATCCTGATGGTATAAATTATCTGAAAAAGATAGCACAAGATTATAGAAAAAGAATGAAAAAGTAAGTTAAAAAATGAAAACCTTTAAGCAACTACAAGAAAGTATTGGTAAGGCTTTAGTAAAGTTTGGTGCTAAAGGACTTCGCAAGGCAGCAGTTAAATATTCACCTAAGTATGCTTCTAATGTATCTAAAGGTGTAAAGAATTTATTTAAACCAAAAAATGCTGATAAGTTTACTACTAAGGTAAACAAGATAATGTCTAAATCTTTAGAGTTTGGAAAACCAATAACTAAAACTCATAAAATAAACAGAGAACTTGGTAAGAATTTAATAGCTAAAAATCAAATTAAAAATAAAAAAGGATTCTACGCAACTACAAAACCTTTACCTGTTTCAAACTCCCCAAGTAGTGGTTATCAAAGTGGAGTGGCTATGTCACCCAAAGCTGGAGAAATTCAACTTCAGGGTAATCTAAAAGGTGGTGAATATAAACGTAAATTAAGTGGAATGGGAGATAAAAATGTTTACGGATCAGTTGGTGGTAGTCGAGGAAGTGGAAATAAAGCATTAAGAAGGATGGGAAGAGGGGACGAAGTTGAAAAATATACAAGAACTAAACCAACTCCTATCTTTAGAAAAACTAAAGCAGAATTAAGTACAGTAACTAAAAATCCTAGTACATTAAAACAAGAACCACATAAGTGGAATCCTGGTGATACATACATGTTATCTGTAGATATTAATAAGAGTAAAACAAAGTCTCGTAAAGTAAGAGAGTTTATAAAACAAAACCAAAAGAGAATGGCGAGTATTAAAAAAGGAAAAGGTGCTTTAGGAATTTCTGAAAAGTAAGTTTATAAAACATAACTATATAATTCTATATGGTATAGGATTATGACTAGTTTGATTATATCAAAAAAGAATGAAGTTCATCTTCATATTGAATCTGATATACATGTATACTATGAATTGGCAGACTACTTCACCTTTGAAGTACCTGGTGCTAAGTTTATGCCAACTTATAAGAATAAGTATTGGGACGGAAAGATAAGGTTATTTAATATTCAGAACGGAGAAATATACGTTGGATTATTAGATAAGATAATACAATTTTGTAAAGATCACGAATACACATACGAATTTAAAAAGAATGACTACTATGGTCTTCCTTTTGAAGTAAATCCGACTATCTCAAAAGAGGGTGTCAAGGATTATGTTACGTCAATATCCAAATATAAACCTAGAGATTATCAGGTTGATGGAATATATGATGCCTTAAAACATAATCGTAAACTATTGATATCTCCAACTGCTTCAGGAAAGTCGCTGATGATATACGGTATTGTGAGATATTTTGTTGAAAGAAACCAAAATACTCTGATTGTTGTTCCAACGACTTCCCTTGTAGAACAAATGTATAAAGACTTTGCGGACTATGGATGGGATGTAGGTTCATATTGTCATAAAATATATGCTGGAAAAGAAAGAGATACTGATGCACAGGTTATAATTACAACTTGGCAATCAATTTACAAACTACCTCGTAAGTATTTTGAAAGATTTTCTGTTGTTGTAGGTGATGAAGCACATCAGTTTAAATCAAAATCCTTAATATCTATCATGACAAAACTTGGAAATGCCAAGTATCGTTATGGATTTACAGGAACACTTGATGGTACACAAACTCATAAGTGGGTATTAGAAGGTCTCTTTGGTCCTTCTTATAAAATTATTAAAACGGACGAGCTTATGAAGAAAGGTCATGTAGCGACGTTGGATATTAATGTGCTTCTATTGAAACACCCACCAAATAAATTTGAAACATTTGAGGATGAGATACAATATATAATTGGTCACGATAGAAGAAATAACTTTATTCGGAATCTTGCACTTGATCTAAAGGGTAATACTTTAATATTATTTGCAAGAGTTGAAGGTCACGGAGAACCTTTATACAACCTCATAAATACTAATAGTATTATTGAAAGACATGTGTTTTTTGTTCATGGCGGTGTTGCCACGGAGGACAGGGAGAGAATCCGAGAAATCACTGAAAGTGAGAATAATGCGATTATCGTTGCCTCTTACGGGACTTTTTCCACGGGGATCAACATCAAGAACTTACATAATATAATTTTTGCATCTCCCTCTAAGTCAAGAATACGCAACCTTCAATCAATAGGTCGTGTTCTTCGCAAAGGAAGTAACAAATCAAAAGCAACTCTTTATGATATTGCTGATGATATTAGTTACAAATCAAGAAGAAATTACACACTTAATCACTTAATTGAAAGAATTAAAGTGTACAATGAAGAAAACTTTAATTATGACATAGTAAATATACCACTCAAAAAATGATGGGAGACGAATTTTACGCAGTATTAAAACTAGTTACGGGTGAAGAAATCTTTGCCCTAGTCTCTGTTGACGAAAATGATGGAGACCCGATTATAATGCTTTCAAATCCAGTAGTAATGAAAATGCTCTACAATGGTGTAGGACAATATGTAAAGGTTCGCCCGTGGTTAGAACTCCCTACTGAAGATCTTTTCCTTATGAAGTATGATAAAATAATCACTATGTCAGAAATCAGTGACAAACAAATGATTAAGTTCTACAATAGATACCTAAATGAAGATGACGTTGATATTGAACTTGATGGTAAAGTATCTTTAAATCCAAAGATGGGTTTACTCACTACAGTTGAAGATGCTCGCCAGAGCCTTGAGAATATCTTTAATAGTAATACAGATAAGCCTAACTAACCTTTCAACCCTTACAGTGTTGATTGTAACTGTTTTTAAGGGTATTGTCAAGTCCACTAAAAAATGTTATAATATCAGTATATTAAGTCAAGTATATGGCAAAGAAAAAATCAGAGCATTATGTAAACAATAAACAGTTACTAGAGGCATTGATTGTCTATAGAGCAAAGGTTGCTACTGCAAAGGAAAATGATGAACCCAAACCAAGAATTACAAACTATCTTGGAGAATGTTTTCTGAAGATTGCAACACACTTGTCATATAAACCAAACTTTGTTAACTATATGTTTCGTGATGATATGATATCTGATGGTATTGAGAACTGTGTTCAGTATATTCATAACTTCGACCCAGAGAAGTCTCGTAATCCTTTTGCATACTTTACACAGATAATACATTATGCCTTTCTCAGAAGAATTCAGAAAGAGAAGAAGCAGTTAGAAATTAAGACAAAGATAATTGAGAAGACAGGTTATGATGAAGTAATGACTGTTGATGATGGTGCACTTGCAGGTGCAAGTTCTGATTATAATACTATTAAAGATAATATTCAATATAAGTCTTCCAATAGATGAAATTAGTAATCATTACAGATCAACACTTCGGTGCAAGAAAAGGTGCTGAATACATTCATAATTATTTTAAAAAGTTTTATGATGATATCTTTTTTCCATACTTAGAGGAAAATAAGATTGATACCATCATCGATATGGGTGATACTTTTGATAACCGTCGTAATATCGACCTAGCATCCCTTGAGTGGTCGAAGAAAGTCTATTACGATAGATTGCAGTCAATGGGTATTACTGTTCATACAATCGTTGGTAATCATACTGCATACTATAAAGATACAAACGAAATCAATACTGTAGACCTTTTATTAAAGGAGTATGATAATGTAGTTGTTTATTCAGAACCAACTGAAATTAATATTGATGGATTAGATATTTTATTGCTTCCTTGGATTAACGAAGAAAATCGTACACAGACAATGGGAATGATTGATAAGTCAGTTTCTAAAGTTGCAATGGGTCATTTAGAGTTGAATGGATTTGTTGCAACTCGTGGTCACATGATGGAAAATGGTATGAACATTGATGTGTTCGATAAATTTGATGTAGTATATTCAGGTCATTTTCATACTCGATCTACTAATGGTAAAATATCTTATCTTGGTAATCCTTATGAAATGTTCTGGAATGATGTCAATGATCCTAGAGGATTTCATTTGTTTGATACAAAAACAATTGAACATACTCCAATTAATAATCCATACCGTTTATTCTATAATGTTTACTATGAAGATACTAATTATAAGTTATTCGATAGCCGAGAGTTCAAGAATAAAATAGTTAAACTTAT